AAACATTAACGCTTATCTCTGGATCATAGACAAGACGTAGTGCTTCTATTATCTTATCTTTCATGAGCAGACCTTCACACCATACTGCTTTTCAAAACGATCTGCGTCAGCACGATCATTTACCATGGGCTCGCCACGGATGTTTAGGCTAGTGTTTAATAGCATTGGGCAGTCTGTCATTACATACCACTTTTCAAGTAGGTCCCTTGCGCCAGTACGATCATCCTTGCCTACTGTTTGTACACGACTGGTGTTGTCATAATGTACTATTGCAGGGAATAGATCTGGACGCTTACATTTATAGGTAAACTGCATATAGGGACTCGTATCCAGTCTGGGCATATCAAAATAATCGTGTGCATGCTCCTCTAATATCATAGGAGCAAAAGGTCTGAACTTTTGTCTGCGTTTGATCTCGTTAACACGGTCTTTTATATCATCGCCGCGTGGGTCAGCAAGTAGACTGCGATTGCCCAGAGCACGTGGACCAAACTCAGCACGGCCACTTGCAACTCCTACAATACCTTCACGCTGTAGTTCGCCAATAATTTCTTCACTGGGATATTCACCGGGAATGTTTGTTCCCAGATATGGCCCTTGCCAGTTTAAACGTTTGCCATATGCAAGAGCAGCAGCACCTAAACTACTACCACAGTCGCCAGGGTTTGGCATAACCCATAGTCTATTCCAGATATCACGAATCGCACTATTTGCAACACAGTTAAGAGCAACACCCCCCATGAACACGCAATCATCAATATCAGTATTTGTAATACTTAATTGATGCATTGCCGTTCTGAGCATGCCTTCAGTGATCATTTGTGCAGCTCTGGCTATTTCTTCGATTGTATATTCACTGGCGAAACTGTCTTCTACACCAACGTGAAAATTTCGTTTAAAAATCTGTTTATGTTCATTATCTAAACTACCAGTAACAACCTCGCGATATGCATTTGGAGATCCATACGCTGCCATACCCATGAGAATATATTCTTCTTCCATGGGTTTTAAACCACAACGCTTGGTCATTGCGCTGTAAAACAATCCTAAACTATGAGGGTAGCGACGTGTATAAATCCTTTTATATTGTGCCCGACCTTGGTCATCGTATTCAGCACGATATGTTGACCAACAGTCCCATTCACCAATAGCATCTATTACTACCACAACAGCACGATCAAAGGGTGATGTTTGAAACCCTGCCGCAGCATGACTTAAATGATGTCCTGAGTATTTGTCTACTTTAAGTCCGTATGGTTTTAATTGTTTAGTAGGACTAGGGTCACCAAACACTTTACGCCACTCACCACTATATAGTTGACGTGTTTTTTTCAGCCATGGACGTTCATACCAAGCAACTAAATCAGGCGTACCATAACCGAGTGCCTCAGCCATAATGCCTTCATTTAGTGTAGCATCATTTTTAACTTTACTATAGCGTTCGCTGTGACCTGCAAAAAGTATATTGCCTCTACTGTCCACGACACTGACACCAGCATCATGAAAGCCTGCACTCACGCCCATAATTGTTTTGTTTTTCAAAATAAAATCCAATATCTTTGAAAGTTTTGTTTAACATATCTTCTGTTAGATACTTTGATATTCCTATCATATTTTTTGTAATTTTTTTATTTTCATTTTTACACCAAGTTCTAATAGTGCCTTTGCTTATGATATCTATATGTTCCGATGCTTCTCTTAATGTAGCAAATTTTCCAAAAGGAGTAATATAATACCCTTTAAATGAAGAACTTTTTTCACCCGTATACTTTCCTTTTAGTCCTTCACTAATCTTTTCTTTATCTTCATTTGATCGGAATGTTCCTTTTAGTCTTGCATTATTTTTCTTTTGTGCTTCTGACATCGTTTTACGCTGCTCTAATGTTCGTTTTTGGCCCGTTCTCGATTCAATCATTTTTTGTTTTGTTTCTTCACTGTGCGGTGGGCGCAATCTTCGAGCTTTTTTTAGATTTTTTAAATGTGATTCGGAAAACCCTTGGCCTTGTGTATAGTGATCGAGTCCTGAACTAAACCCTTTACCGCCAGGTTGTTTATTATAACAATTCTTATCAGTTAACCATAAGTCACCTAACAGCTCTTGTTCTTTTGTGTAGCAATCTTGCTCGTTATCGGTCTCAAATAACGTCATTCTTTCAAAATTACTAACTCCATACTTCTGTATAGCTTGCTGCACCGCCGGACCACTACCAAAATAATAGTCAAAAGAATTGCCCTGCAGCCTGTGCTTCCCAATATAATATTTTCCGTTGGTAGTGTTAACTGTTTTATAAACTATGTATGTTGCCATACAGTTATTTATCAACGATAGATAAAAGGATCTCTTTTACGTAGTTCTTTTAGTCGCTTGCGATACTGTATCTCAAGTTTAATTCTGTTAATAAGGTTGCGAATCCAACGCATTATATTCTCCTGTTATTGTCCGTACCAGTTATGTATTCCAAGGAACGCTGCGCCAAAGTAAAACATCTCCATTAGCATCCTAGGCATGTCACGATCTTTATAAGCAAAGTATGCCCATGCGGCGCAAGACACACTACTGAGTGCCCATCCCATCCATTGTATGCTGACTATGCCACTTGTTAAAATAAACAATGCTGTAACAGCACCCACAAACCCCAACCATCTTTGTATTCTCATGGTATTAATCCTAGTGCTTGCATCTGCACATTTTCGTAGTCTTCATCGTCTACAGTATAATCAAAGTAGTAGGGAACGCCATCTACTTCAATACTATATATGTTTAGAAGAGGACTCATCATATCCCAAATCTGCACAGGATCGGTTGTTCCAAAACTACTTAGCATATCTACTTGGCCCAGTGGCAAATATCCTAAACTAAGTCTTGGATCTGTTATATCCTTGCCATTGTCAATCATCCATTGATGGAATTCATCTATATCTTCGTTATGCCATTTATGATCACCACCATATACTACATCTTTAGCCCACTCTATATCGAATTCACCACTATAATATTTTAAATCTGTAATTGCTTCGCATACTGTGTCAGTTAACATCGGAGCATCTTCGTCTCTCCATACTTCAAAGTATGTTTTTCCTATCTGACACCAGTGCATGTACACGCCACCAAACACACGATCATATCCGTTAGTCACAAAGCCTGCACGATATTCATCTTCTAAGTGTAGACGCGGAGCGTTAAGAAATGTAGTAATCTGGCTGGGCCTTACCCACTCAGGTGCTAGGGCATCTTTAACTAAACTTAGTATGTATGTTTCCATCTCATGGCATAGGTTGTTTAATTGTCTAATACTATATTTTACTTTAGGAGATGCATTGTAATAATAATTACTTAAATTTCCAACTGTACCTTGTAATATTTCAAAATGATTATGTAAACGATTTAAAATATTGTGTTTGACATAATGCTGATGTCGAGAAAATTTATATTCTTTGGGATCAAACCAAACACTATCAGGCGTAAAGTGTTCTTCTATTCTGTAATCCAAATCACTTTTATTAATACGTTTTATATGCTTATTAAGTTCACTAACCATAGCATGTAAGCCACGTGTCTGTTTTGGAAACCCCATAAAGCAAAAGTTCTTTTCTAGGTGTAGTCCGCGCTCAAGAATCTCTAATAGAGCAGTTTTCCATGCACGACCCAAGGGAATATCATGGGGAGTTATTGTGTAGTCTAACTCAACACCAGTTTCATGAGGACTTTTAAGAACTATTCGTATCAATACTTTCCCACCATTTTGCTAACTCAGTGTCGCGTAATGTATCAACGAACGGCATCCCGGCTCTTGCCGTATCTAAGCGTTCCATACGTCGCTTGGCCCGGGCTCTAGCCTTAGCATAGTCTTCGGGATACTCTTCCTCAAACGTAGGCCGTTTAATTAAGTTCATTAATACATCACGCATTGGACCTGATGTGTCAGGTAACACATCTGTTATTATAGCATGTAATATGTCTCTGGGCAAGAATAAAGGACTCATGGCAATATCAGGTGTGAACGCAAATGTAACTTTAGCAAGTATGTCTACACCCAAATCTGCTGCTAGTTTTTGTATATTGCGTATCTCAAATAAGCCTGGCACGGTTAGTGTAAAGTCTATACGCATTTGCCTACGGTATTTGCTAACAGCAATACCCTGCTTGAAGTTTTCCAGCCACTGATCATATTTGAGTCCAGTGCGTATGTATTCTCCTACAGCACCAGTGCCATCCAAACTAGCACAAATCTGCCAGTCTCTTATCTTCGGCAATATATCAGTATAAAGGTTACAGCCACCAAACTCAATACGACTAAGGTTGGTATTGTATCTAGCGTATATACGTGGACCATCTCCTAGTTCAATAATACGTTGCATATAACGCCAGTGCTGTTCATACATAAGAGGCTCGCCGCCTACCCAGTATATTTCTTCAACACGATGTTCTTCCACTGCACAAGCAAACTCCTGTTCAACAGTATCTTTTTGAAACTTTTCTATTGCTTGCTTTACAGGCGTTTCCATCCAGGGTTCTATTTTGCCATCCATACTTGCTTCTGCTTCCCAACTGCTACTAAGCATTGGGCCGCACATACGACATTTAAAGTTACAGAGGTTAGTAAAACGATAGTCCCAACTCACAGGCTGCATACTAGTATAGCCCGTGTCATCTGTTGTTCGTGCTATGTCATCATACTTGTGTTTGAATAAATGCCAGAAGTAATCACGATAAACATCTGTGTTTAGTAATTTCTTGTCGCAAACCTCACACTCAGGTGGCAGTTCACCTGCTAGCATTTGACGGCGCACTCTGCGTATATGTTCACCGTTCCACCACTCATCCAGTGTTTGTGGCAAATATTCATTAGTGCCGGCGGCGGTGTCTATATACTGACGAAAGTTCTGAGCAGGTTCTCTGCTGGCACAACATAGCCTACGCTCTGTCTGTGGTGACAGATAGGTGTGCGTCCAGGGTGCCATACATAGTGTTCGAGGTGCATTTTTCATTGTATTACTGCATTCTTTATTTGATTATACCAATAGTAGTCTTTAAATTTTTCTAACTCTAACAGAAAAGGATCTACTTCTTCAGGTAAGACATTATCAAATGACAATGGATTACCATAGCTTACCATATGTACATGAAACTGGGAACTGACATCAAAGTTTTCCAAAGTACTAAACCAATTTATAGTAGGCTCTATATCAAAAATATTGTGCCTTCCTACAGTATAAGAACATCCCAAATTGATATTACTCATAGCATTCATTCTTTTAATATTTTCGGACACTTGATCCCATTTTAAAGGTGTTCTGATTGTTTCAAAATTTTCTTCAACAGCATCTATACTAAAATACAAAGTAACAGATTTAGCCCGATTCCAAATCTCAAGTGTTTCGTTATTGGGAAAACAACTTCCGTTGGTATTATAAGTTAGTTCAACCTGATCTAAGTGTTTAAGTTTCTTCAACACATTTAAATGCTCATTTGTTAATAACGGCTCGCCGCCGTTAAAATAAACAGTCTCTACGTTGTCTAAATCTAAAACATCTAAGTGCTGTTCTTTATATTCTACTCCTGTAATTACTTTTTTGCCTTTCTCTGCCGCCCATAAACTAGAGTATTCCCAACTGCAAATAATACATTTTGCATTACAGATAGGTAGTGTATTGTAATCTAAATGTTTTAAATTTACATCAGTTGGAAATGCTTTATTTTCAATTTTATATCTATCCACTAATAGCAATCTATTGCTTTCACTGCCCAACGATTCTACTTCCCAACATGCATGACACGCTGGGTGTCTCTTATTAGTTCGAGCGTAGGATCTTATTTCTTGTAAATGCGGATGTTCTAATAGGTTTTCTACTTCGATAAAGTTTTTAGATTTGTCTGCTAGACAACAAGGTGCTACTTGTTTTTTATTACCACTATGTCTTCTTAGATATAATCCATTAAAAATAAGAGGACAATAACTATTGTCCGTTTCATTGATTTTCATCTGTATATCCCATAGCTCTAGCAATGGGCGTGTGTGTTTCTAGAAAACTTTCATTTCTGAATTCGTCTGCCTTTTTCATCAACCTTACAAATTTTTCACCATCACCAGTTGGACCATTTTTTATAAATTGTATTATTTTTTTTATTTCGTCTCTGTGTTGAGGAGGGAAATGATCCTGAGTTAGCCTATTAATAACTAAGTCTTTTGCTGCTTTAGTCATCTCACCTATATTCATATGCCTAGGGTCATGTAGCATATTAAAGTGATCGTAATCAAAATTCTGTTTTGAAACCCAGTCACAAAGATCCTTTAAATAGTAAACGTTTTGAGCGTTTATTGTCATACAAATTTGTAGTTGAATATTATCATTCTGCTCTCTTAAAATTTTAAACTTTTTGATATTTTCCTGTACCTGCTCCCAATCAGCACCATATCGTTCAAGTTCAAATCGTTTACCTACGTTATCAATACTAAATGCTATTTCCACATACTTAAATTGTTTCCAAAGATCTATATGCTGTTCAGGATAGTGTGTGCCATTTGTATTATAATGTATTTCTATATTTTTTGCCAGATCCAGATCAACAGCCCGTTGTAGGAGATTGAAGTGTTCCTGAATCATAAATGGTTCTCCGCCAGTAAATTCAAAGTGACGAATATTTGGTAGTATAGTTTCCATATGCTCCCAAAAAATGTCACTTTCCCTAGGCCATCTTCCTTGCTTTAACCACGTATGTGCAATATTAAATTTAGTATCTGCCTTCCATTCTTTTTTATGATATTCAATTTCTTCTGCTGCCCATTTGCTACTACTCCAACTGCCGCATATGCGACATTTAAGGTTACATATGTTACCCAACTTTAAATCTAAAAACCAAATATCTTCAGGTTGAATGTTACTGTAATCTATTTTTTCACGTTCGTGTTTAAAACGTATGTCTGTATTCATACGCTTACTGGTTCTTCCAGCATCCTCTTCGTCCCAACAACGTTGACATGTTTTAGGACGCTCACCTTTTAGAAATTGTTCACGTAAATCTTTCATATAGTCACTCTGAAAGATATCTTTTAGTGTATGTTCTTTAAGATCATATTTCTCGCCATTTGGCTGGAGAATTTCATCTATAGCCATACAGCATGGACGAGTTGTGCCGAGTGGTGTTGTTTCTAAACTTACCCAGGGCAACATACATAAGGTTTTAGGGTTTTGCACGAGCCGGCTCCAGTTCAGGAAAAGTTTTCCAGAAGTCTTCTTTTCTGAAGTTATCTAATTTTGCTACTTCAAATTCAAATCTTTCCCAGTTTTTTTCATAATTATCCTTAGCATTTAAGAAACTTATTACACCTTCTAAACCAGTTGATGCCCTGTTAAGTGAATCTTGAGGTTTTAACCATTCAATATGCTTCCTATATGCAGGTTCAATAACTTCCTTCTTAAACCAAGTTGGGAATATATCTATTCTGTACCAATCAGGACTTTGACATATATTAATATTTAAGTCTTTAGGTTGTA